CATGAGCTTGAACAAAAAGCTGATGAGATGTTTGAACCTGTCATTACTTATTCACCTGTTAAAAAGATACCCAAGAGTACTCCGTTTAATATTGCAAGTCGAAAACAAATAGCTGAACGCCTCATGGAAAAAGGATGGAAGCCTAAGCATTACACTGATAAAGGAAGTATCATAGTCTCTGAAGAAATTCTTGAGAAAATAAATATGGAAGAAGCTAAAATGTTCAGTCGGTATTTCCTTTTACAGAAACGTACAGGATTACTTAAATCCTGGATAAAGGAATGTGATGAGGATGAGAGGGTCAGAGGCAGGGTACTGACCTTACGTACCATTACAGGTAGGATGGCCCATCATAGCCCTAATATGGCCCAAGTACCAGCTATCTATAGTCCTTATGGTAAAGAGTGTCGGGAACTATGGAGAGTATCTAATCCAGATACCCATGTCTTGATAGGTACAGATGCCAGCGGCCTGGAGTTACGTTGTCTTGCTCATTACATGGATGATAAAAGGTTTACCCGTGAAGTGCTTACTGGTGATGTTCATACCGCCAATCAAAAAGCTGCGGGGTTACAGACAAGGGATCAAGCCAAGACATTCATCTATGCCTTTCTTTATGGAGCCGGACCTTCCAAAATAGGTAAGGTAGTCGGGGCTGGTGCCAAGAGAGGACAATATTTAATTGATAACTTTCTAAGAAACATGCCTAATTTAAAAAGATTAAGAGATAATATTACGGAAGCATCGAAGTCCGGTACAGTTAAAGGTTTGGATGGTAGGCGGCTACATATCAGATCACCTCATGCCAGCCTCAATACTCTTCTTCAAGGGGCTGGTGCAATTATTTGTAAGCAATGGCTTGTCCACATAGATGAACGAATTCGTAAGTCAGGTATAGATGCGAGGCTTGTAGCTTCTGTTCACGATGAGTACCAATTTGAAGTAGCAAAGAAAGATATAGAATTCTTTGGACAGATAACCAAGAAAGCTATGCATGAAACAACGCAGACACTCAAGATGAAGTGTCCACTTGATTGTGAATATAAAGTAGGAAACACATGGGCAGAGACACATTAAAATTATCAGCCTGTAACATTTGTCAGGGTCCAGCAGATCTTGAGAACGAAGGCGGCATCCAAGGTTGCATCGGCATCATTCCTTTTACGTTGTGTGTTTGGTGTTATGCTGGAATGACTGACATGGTAGAGTCTACGTGCGAGAAGTGTAATAATAAAGAGCTTGACTAAGTAATTACTATGTGCTATACTTCGACAACAACTAGAAAAGGAGAGAGATGGCAAACAAAACTTTAAACGCCTTGTTAAACAACATTTTTAAACAAATTTTTAAGGAGAGTACAAATGGCTGCACAAAATAGCGTGATTTCAGGTGAAGCATGGTTTGCATGGATAACGAAACCNAGCACAATGTTTAAACCTGAAGGTGAATGGATCATCAATGTCGCAAATCTCGATGCCAAAAATAAGAAGTTGGCAGAGGCAGAAGGTCTGAATGTTCGTAATGGTCATAACACAATTCCAGGTCATTATGTTAAACTAACTCAGTCCACAACTGATTTCAACGGCGCACCTCGACTAGTGGATGTTGTTGATGCTGATCGTAATCCATTTTCCAGAGATAAACTTATTGGTAATGGTTCCAAAGTTAATGTTAGTTACCGCCCATCCAAGTATATGAGTAGGCAAACCGGAGAGGAAGCTACTAAAGGATGGTTAAATAAAGTTCAAGTAGTAGACTTAATCGAATACATTCCCGAAGATACAACCTTTGATGTTGTGCCTGGTGGATATGTAAGTGAAGCTGAAGAAATTCCCTTTGCTTCTTAACCCCTAAAGGAGACTTGGAGGGCGGTTAGTAAATAAAGACCCACTAACTGCCCTCACTTTTTTATATGAAAAAAATTGATACATTAGTACAAGATATATATAATTTATTTTCTCCTAGTCCTGTGAAGATGGATGAGAAAGAAGTAGATAAGTATATTGATATTTTTGGAGATATGATTAAGGTTCATATCAAAGAATTTCTTTATGAAAAACCTCAAACAAATGGACACCTGAGATTATCAGCTATAGGTAAACCAGACAGACAACTCTGGTATAATGTTAACAGTACTAAGAAAGGGGAAGCTCTTACTCCCAGTACCCGAATTAAATTCTTATATGGTTACATCCTTGAAGAGTTATTGTTAGTATGTTCTTTGATTGCAGGACACAAAGTCGAGCAGCAACAAAAAGAAGTTGAAGTAGAAGGTGTTAAAGGACATCAAGACGCTGTAATAGATGGTGTTCTGGTTGATTGTAAGAGTGCTTCAGGCCGAAGCTTTCAGAAATTTAAAAACAATACTCTCATAACAGATGATCCTTTCGGTTACATCTCACAGATATCTGCCTATGCAGAGGCTAATGATATAGATGAGGCTGCATTCCTTGCCATTGATAAGTCTACCGGAGAGATATGTTTAACATCCCTGCATTCGATGGAAATGATCAATGCTAAAACCAGAGTTAAACATCTTAAAAAGATGGTAGATAATCCTAATGTCCCTGAGAGATGTTATCCTGGAGTTCCTGATGGCAAGTCCGGTAACCTTAAACTTGCAGTTGGTTGTATCTATTGTGGACATAAGAAAGAATGCTGGTCAGATGCTAATCAAGGTCAAGGCATAAGAGCATTTCAGTATGCAAATGGAAAAAGATTCATGGTTCAAATAGGTAAAGAACCTGATGTTCCTGAGATAGCTTTATCATAAGTGATGCATTGGATCTTTTATAAAGAACCAAACCTCACTCAGTTTGGATTTGTCTACATCATAACTAATTTAAAAACTAAAAAATCTTACATTGGATGCAAACAATATTTTAATTATAGAAAGAAGAAAAAGAAATCAGAATCAAATTGGAAAACTTATATGGGATCAAGCAAGTCACTCCTTGAAGATATTAAAAAGATAGGAAAGAAAAACTTTCAATTTGAAATCATCGAAGAGTTTAAAAATAAAAGAAGTTTAAAATACTATGAATGTTGTTATCAAATTAAACTCCATGTTCTAACAGCTACACTGGAAGGAACAGACGAACCTGCTTATTATAATAATTATATAGGAGGTAAATTTTATAGGCCAGTAGAAGAATATCATGACTCTTTCTTCTGATGTCTCAGTAGAATCTTTATATGATTTAACAAATAAAGATTCTTATCAAGCTTTATATCTTTCTGTTATCTTACAAGCTATGCTAGATCTATGTAAACCTGAGCTTGAAGGAGAACCTAGTGAAATAAAAATACAAAGAGATCAAGCTGACGCTTGGTTTTTTTCTTCTATTGGTGTGACATGTGAAGATTTTGAAACTGTGTGTTTGTATGCTAAAGTTGATCCTGTTAAGATAAGGATATTTGCATATGAAGCTATTAAATCTGGAGATACTAAAAATGTCAGAAGAAGATTTCAATCCTTACTCTAGTCCTTTAGACAAACAAGTAGGTGGAGATCATTATAAAGATTGTGTTATACAACCTACAGTCTATTGCCAATTAAATAAATTAACTACATGCGAATCAAATATTGTAAAGTATGTTACCAGACATAACAAGAAAGGAGAAGGGAAGGAAGATATAAAAAAAGTAATTCATTATGCTGAACTGTTACTAGCATTAGAATATCCAGAAGAGGGGCAACAAGCAGATCTATTTAATGATTTAATAGAAAGGGGTAGGCATGTTCAAATCAAANCGTAATCCACAATTCAGATCTAAGTTNAGTGAAGACATATTTTATACTAAGTATTCTCATGAAGGGGCAGAAACTTTTCATGAGCTAGCTTGCACACTAGTCGAGGATGTATGTCAAACCTATCTTAGTAAAGATGAGAAGGAAGCATTGATAGATCACATATCCAACCTTCGATTTATACCAGGCGGCAGGTATCTTTACTATGCTGGCAGGGAAAAGAAGTTCTTTAATAATTGTTATCTTCTTAAAGCAGAGGAAGACACCAGAGAAGATTGGGCTAACCTATCTTGGAAGTCTGAGTCCTGTCTAATGACAGGCGGTGGTATTGGTGTAGACTATTCAACCTACAGACCAGAGGGACAAACCTTGAAGGGTACTGGCGGTATATCCAGTGGCCCCATACCTAAGATGCAGATGATCAACTCCATAGGTCAGAAGGTTATGCAAGGAGGTAGCCGCAGGTCTGCTATCTATGCATCCCTGAACTGGAAGCACGATGATGTAGATAAGTTTCTGACAGCCAAGAACTGGTTTGATATGCCAGTAGGAAAGACAGGTAAGACTTTGTTTGATATTAAACAAGATGACTTTAACTTTCCTGCACCTCTGGATATGACTAACATCAGTGTTAACTATGATACCGAATGGTTGTTAAACTATTGGGAGAAAGGAGATCTAGGCCATGTCTTTAGGACTAATGTACACCAAGCTCTTAAAACAGGTGAGCCTGGATTCTCATTTAACTTCTTTGAGAAAGAGAATGAAACCCTCCGTAACGCATGTACCGAAGTTACGAGTGAAGATGACAGTGACGTATGTAATCTGGGGAGCCTTAATTTTGCTCGTATTGATGACCTTAATCAGTTGCAGGAGGTTGTCCAACTTGCCACAAAGTTTCTATTGTGCGGCACTCTCAGAGCAGCACTCCCCTACGAGAAAGTGTATGAGGTTAGAAATTCAAATAGACGTTTAGGTCTTGGCTTGATGGGGCTTCATGAGTGGTTGATACAACGAAGACATAAGTATGAAACGACACCGGAACTTCACAGATGGTTCAAAGTATATGAAGCGGAGTCAGATAAGGTAGCTAGATCTTTTTCCAACAAGCTTAATATCTCTGTTCCTGTAGCTGTCAGGGCAGTCGCTCCTACTGGTACGATAGGGATACTGGGCGGTACATCTACCGGAGTAGAACCTATCTTTGCTGTCGCTTATAAGAGAAGGTATCTGAAGAATAAGAGATGGCATTACCAATATGTAGTTGATAGTGCTGCTCAAGAGATGATCGAGCTTTATAGTGTTAAACCTGAGAGTATTGAGTCTGCTCTTGATCTGGTTACTAACTATGAAAGAAGATTAAACTTCCAAGCCAACGTCCAAGAGTATGTAGATATGTCTATCTCTTCTACAATTAACCTACCAGCCTGGGGAACTGAGGATAACAACGAAGGTAAGGTAGAGGACTTTGCCCAGACCTTGGCTAAGTATGCTCATAGATTAAGAGGCTTCACCTGTTATCCTGATGGGTGTAGAGGCGGTCAGCCTTTAACTAAGGTTTCATATAGTGAAGCTATTGAAAAATTAGGTGAAGAATTTGAAGATAATATACAGCCTCATGATATTTGTGAGATCACTGGATCAGGTGG